AGGCGGGCGGCCCGGGATCGCCCGCGGCCGCCCGTTTGGCGTTACGGAGGACAGCATGAAAATCCGCGTGGGACAGGTCGAGCACGAGGTGCGAGTCGAAGCGGCGTTCTCCATGCCGCGGCTCACGTTCTCGGACAATTTCTTCTGCGTGACGCAGTCGCTCCTGCCGCTCGGGATCCCGCCAACAAAGTTCACCGGGGCGTTTTGGGAACAGTGCCTGGACCGCGTGCTCGTGGACATGGTGAACCGCACCGACTGGATTCTGACCGTGGACTACGACTCGATCTTCGAGGCCGACACCGTCCAGCGGCTGCTGACGGCCGCGCTCGTCTCGGGGTACGACGCCGTGGCACCGCTCCAGACAAAGCGGGATGACGGCTGTCCCATGTTCACGCCGGAGGGTCATCACGGCATTGGCATGGTGCAGCTGCCAACGACCTGGTTCGAGGAGGTGATCCAGCCGGTCGACACGGCCCACTTCGGCTGCACGCTGATCCGATCGTCCTCGCTCAAGCGGACGCCGGCCCCGTGGTTCCTCGGCGCGCCCAAGGCCGACGGTCATTGGGGTGACGCCAAGGATGGCGAGACCGGCCGAGTCGATCCCGACATTCACTTCTGGCGGCAGTTCAAGGCCGCCGGCAACTCGCTCGGTGTGGCCCCGCAGATCGCCATCGGGCACGCCGAGCTGAAGATCACGTGGCCCGGGCGTGATCTGAAGCCGGTCTATCAGTCACCCAGCGCGTACTGGAACGGCGGCAGCCGGCGGCCGCCGGAGGCATGGGGATCGGCCGAACACGGGGAGATGTGCAGCACATGACAACCACCGACCGGATCCGCATCCGATTCGTGAAGCCCTACGGCGTCTACCGCAAGGGAGACGTTCTGGAGATGGACCGCGGCCCCGCGCGGAGCTGGGTGATCGCCGGCATCGTCGAGCTCGTCGGCGAGCGTCAGCCCGAGCTCGAGCTCGCCGTTGAGCGGCGTGACGTGGAGACCGCCGACGCCACGCCCAGGAGGAAGCGCCGATGAGGTACCGCAGCCTCGTACGGGCCACGCAGCCAACCGTCGAGCCCGTCAGCCTGGCCGACGCCAAGACGCACCTCCGCGTCGACTCCACGGCCGAGGACGATCTGATCGCCAGCCTGATCAGCACCGCCAGGGCGTGGTGCGAGGACTACACCGACCGGACGTTCGTCCAGACCCGGTGGACCATGCGGATCGACTCGTTTTACGGGGAGGTGGGCTCGCCGGTGCAGTTCGGCCTGAAGGCCGACGGCAACAACATTGAGGGCCGCCAGGGCACGGTGCCCAACCTGGACGTGGAGCTGCCCCGCCCGCCCATGATGCAGTCGGGCACCGCCACGGCCGTGGTGATCACGTACACGCCCAACGCTGGGGCCTCCACGGCCACGCTGGCGGCCACCGAGTACCGGGTGGACCGGCAGGCCACCCCGGGCGTCTGCCGGCCGCTGTACGGCCAGACGTGGCCCTCGCACCTGGTCGACCAGAACAGCACCACCGTGACGTGGTGGGCGGGCTACTCGGCCGACGGCACCGGCGTCCCGCCGGCCGCCCGGTCGGCGATTCTGATGCTCATGGCCCACCTCTGGCGGAACCGCGAGATGTCGGCCGAGACGGCGTTGTCCGAGGTGCCGTTCGGTGTGCGGGCGTTGCTCGACACCGTCCGCTGGGGGAGCTACCGCTAATGCCCCTCGACGCCGGCCGGCTCACCGAACGGATCACGATCGAAACGCCCACCAAGGCGCAGAACGACTTGGGCGAAACCGTGCTGACGTGGTCGACGTTCGCCGAGGTGTGGGCCGCGGTGCAGAGCCTGGCCGGCCGCGAGGCCGAGCGGTACTCCGAGATCGTCGGGTTCTCCGGCCACAAGGTGACCATCCGCGCCCTCGACGGGCTCACCAGCTCCATGAGGGTGATCTACCGCGGGCGCACCCTTGAGATCGGGGCCATCAATGAGTTTGAGCGTGTGTGGTACCTCGAGCTGATCTGCACAGAAAAGGCGGCCGCATCATGAGCGTGACCGAAGCACCCGAAGCGTTCCTCTACGGCCGGCTGACGGCCGACACGTCTGTGTCATCGCTCGTCGGCACGCGCGTCTACCCGCTGATCGCCCCCATGGGCGCGACGCTGCCGCTGGTGATCTACCAGCGGACGGGCGTGGACCGCCCTCGATCGCTCACCGGCAACGTCGGGAACCCCGTGGTCACGCTCCAGCTCACGTCCTACGGCACGAGCTACACGGCGGTGAAGAGCATCGCCCGGGCCGTCCGCCTGGCGGTGGACAACTGGACCGGCACCACGGCCGGCGTGACGATCCAGCGGACCACGCTCGCCACCGAGTCGGACGGCGTCGAGATGCCGCAAGACGACCAGATGCTGCCGTACTACTCGGTGGCACAGACCTACGAGTTTCGCATCAACGAGGCAACGTGATGGCGGACGGCATCCAGTTTCGGATCAACACGACGGAGAAGGATGCCCGGTGGCTATCCGGCGAGACCGTCGCCAAGGCCGTGCAGCTGAGCCCTGCAGACGTGCAGGCCGCCGTCGAGCGCAGTCTTGCACCTGGGCTTTCGGCGATGCGGGCCAATGTGTCGAAGATCCGCAGGAAGACCGGCCGGCTCCAGCAGTCGCCGGCCATCCTGACTAGGCGGTACGGACGCGCCCCGCGGTTCACCGTGCTCGGGCTGCTCGGCTATCGCCACGGCGTGGCTCCCCATGCCAGGAACGTCGAGCTCGGCTCGCCACCTCGGGCAGGCCGAGGAATCATGCCGGCGCTACGGCCCGCGTGGCGTGCGTATTTCGACAACCGACAGACCATGCAGGCGCGCATGCAGAGCGAGCTGGAAAAGCTCTTGGAAGGTGCCGTCAAGAAGGTTCTCTAACTGCAAGGGGCCGGGTTTCCGCCCGTAGAACGTAAGGGTCCAACTCACAGGAGGTCTACATGGCCGCCGATTCCCAGGGCAATGCTTTCGTCTTCTCTGGCGCTACGTACACGGCCACCAGCGTGACCGTTACGCCGGGGGGAGATCTGCTCGACAACTCGCACCTCGGCCTGGCGTCGGGTGCGAACCGGACCTACCAGTCGCCGGCGTTGATCGACAACGAGGTCAGCGTCGAGGCGTTCGGCACGGCGGCGGTAGCCATTGGCACCTCCGGCGTGCTGTCGTTCGCCACGGCGACCTACACCGCGACGGTGTCGTCCTCGAGCGTGGCCTACAGCGTGGGCGAGCTGGTGAAGCAGTCGCTTACGTTCAAGGTCAAGTCGTAAGCCGGCACCACGGGAGGCCCCCGTGGCCAGCAACGCGCAAGGCATAACGGTCACGTGGGGCGCTACCGCCCTGGGCGAGGTCGTGGACGTGTCGGTGGACGGTCTGACGGCAGACACCATCGAGGTCACGCCCCGCACCCACACCGGCCGGAACAAAATCTACTCGGTGGCCGACACCGATGTGGGCACCGTGTCGGTCACGCTCCGGGCCACCGCCGCCATGTCGACCACCAATGTCGGCTTGACGGCCACGCTATCAATCAGCGGGCCGGGCGTCTCGTGGTCCTTCTCCGGGGCCATTTTTGAGACGCTCGGGTGGAGCGCGTCCGTCGGCGAGCTCCAGCAGTACCGCGCGACATTCAAGGTAGGAGCGTGACGCATGGCCGCACTGACGAAAGAACAGATCCTCGCCGCTGACGACATGGGCCTTCTGCGAGTCAACGTGCCCGAGTGGGGCGGCGACGTGTTCGTCCGCGTCATGACCGTTGGCGAGCGCGACGCATACGAGAACGAATGGCAACGCAAGCGCGAGACCGGCGTCGACGACTTTCGCACGAAGTTCCTGATGAGGTGTTTGGTCGATGAAAAGGGAAATCGCCTGTTCGACAATGGCGACATTGCCAGGCTGTCTCAAAAGAGCGCGCGTGTGATGAATCGGGTGTGGATGGCGGCCATGGAACACAACAGCCTTTCGGAAGAGTCGATCGAGGAACTGGCAAAAAACTCCGAGCCCGGCCCGACGGCCGGCTCTTCATGATCCGGCTGGCGCTGGCCACCGGCTGGACGCTCGAACACATCGAGGGTCTGCCGTTGACGGCGTACCGGGAGCTGCTGGCGTTCGACAGGTACGTGGAGCCGATTGGTCGATCGTGGGAACAGACAGGGACGCTCGCGGCGTTGTCGATAGCCCCGCACGTCAAGGGAAGGACGCCAAAGCCAGGCGACTTTATCCCCGTCCGTAAGCCACCGATGTCGGGCGCAGAGATCGCCGCCGAGCTGGGCAAATTGAGGCAGCCTACAAATGGCCAAGATTGATCTCGCGTTTCAGCTGACCGCAAACGCCAACGGCATGGCGTCCGGCGTCGCACAAGCCGACCGCGAGCTGAGCAAGGTCGGGGCCAGCGCGAAGGCGACTTCGTCGGAGTTCCGCCAGGCCGCCAAGATCACGGCGGAAGTGCGGACGCCGACCGAGAAGTACGCCGACACCGTCGGCAGGCTTGACCAGATGCTCCAAAAGGGCCTCCTGACACAGGAGGTCTACGGCCGCGCGGTGTCCAAGGCTGAAGCGGAGATGAAGGCCGCCACCTCGAGCATGGAAGGCATGGCCAGATCGGCCGGCATCGCCGAGCGTGTTGTGAATGGCGTGACCACCGCCATGCAGGGCATCGGCGACGCCACTAAGAGCGTTTCGGACGCCGGCGTGAGCGTGATCAAGTTTGGCAAGGAAATCGCGCTCACGTACGCGCAGTGGCGGCTGTTCCAGGCCGTCCGCAACCCCGCAGGTCTGAAGGATTTCGCCATTGGTGCGATCAAAGGGGCGATGGCGGCCCGCACGCTGATCCTCGCGGCCAAGGCCCTCGGTGTCGGTCTGGCTCTGGGCGGCGGTGCGGCCGGCACGGCAGCCGCAGCGGTGCTCGGTCTGAGCAACCCGTTGATTGGCGGCGCGCTGCTCACGGTGAACCTTGCCAAGGCGTTTATGAACGCCAAGGACAGGGCGCTGGAAATGGCCGCCGGCATTACGGCCGGCACCGTGTCGCTCAAGCAACTGAACGCAGCCATGGGGGCCGTGCAGTCGCAACAGGTGGACGATCTGGCGTTCGCCATGGAAGAGTCGGCAGCTGCCGCCACCCGGTCGGAAAAGGCTTTTTCCGGGTTTGCCGACGTGTTCGTCACCCCGTTCGTCGGCGCGCTGGCCGCCATCCAGAGCGGCATGGCCGGGTTCGGCTCCGGCATCAGCAACCTCATGGAGGGGCTGGCGGGCGTCTTTTCTCCGGTCGCCCAAGCCATCGCGCCGGTGTTCACGCTTGTCGGCACGCTCGTGGAAGGTGTGTTGAAGCTGGGCGGCGCTCTGGCGGGTGCCGGAGGTGCCGTGCTCAAGGTCGCCGGGGCGTTTCTGCGGACGTTCCTGTCGCCCGTGATCGTGGGCCTGACCAACACTGTCAACCTGATCCGCAGCAGCATGGGCTCGGCTTTTGAGTACGTCGGCAGCCGGATTGACTGGGTGTCAAAAAAGGTCGAGGACTTCTACGCCTTCATGGCGAAAGTGCCGATTATCGGCGGGGCGTTCGCGGGCGGAAACGCTGGCGGAGGTGCCGCCGCCGTCGAGCAGGCTGCGGGGGCCATGCAATCAATGGCGACGGCCGCCGCCACGGTCGACGAAGAGATGGAGTCGGTCAACCAGGCGATCGCCCAGCAGGAAAAACACCTGGCCGCTGCGATCGACCAGGCAACGCAGTACGGGCAGGCCGGGTTCGACGCCGCGGTCGCCTACCAGACCGAGCTGCGAAACCTGGAGGCACAGCTCCAGGCGGGCATTCTCAACGAAACCTCCTTCGCCGCGGCCGCCGACGCGGCGCGGGAGAAGTTCGAGGAGCAAACCGACGCCATCCGCGACAGGAACAAGGCCGCCGCGGAACAGGCCGAGGAAGACCGCAAGGCCGAGCAGGCCCAACAGAACGCGATCACCAAACAGACCGACGCATTCTTCGAGGCCACGAGCAAGGCCAGCGAGTTCGGTGAGGCGGGCACCAAGGCGGCGCACGAGTACGAGGTCGGCCTCACCAGGCTGACCGGGCAGCTCAAGGACGGCCGCATCAACGAAGAGCAGTTCGCCCGCGACGCCGAGAAGCTGAAGCAGAAGTTTGACGGCCAGGTCGACGCCATGGAAAAGGCCAACAAGATCGACGAGAAGATGGCCGCCAAACAGGAAGACCTGGACAAGGCGCAGGCTGAAAAGGTGTCCGCGTTGGGCGGCAAGTCCAACGAGCAGCTGCGGGCCAACGACATCCGCTCCTCGGAGGGCATCGCCCAGTTCCTCGCGCTGGCCACCGGCCGCGAGGATCCCGCGATCGAGGAGAACCGAAAGACGAACCTGAAGCTCGAGGAGATCCGCAAGGAACTCCGGGCGCTCCAGGCTCAGAAGGTCGAGATCTTGGGGGCCGCGTAATGGGGATCAAGACATACACCGAGCTGGCCACCGTTTCCGCCTCGCGGAAGTTCGGCGAGCCGCCCGTGTTCCAGCGGAAATGGATCGTCGAGGTGGACGACCCCGGGACCTCGCAGGCCGACATCGTCAACGCCATCGGCGTGTCGTTCCTGACGCCGCACCCCGAGGCATCGTACTGCCTGGCCCAGAACGTGAGCGTGGCCAACGCCAACGGTTCCCGCTGGCACTACGAGGTGGCGTG